CTGCGTTCTTCTTTTTCATTACACCTAATACATTTGTTTGTATATAAGCATCTGCTTTATGATTATGTCTTTCTGGATATTCTATTAATTTAAAATCTTCGTGTTTAGGAAATATAAACATTGCCTCTGTACTAAACGCACCTTTTATACCTATGATGTTCATTCTATCTCCATACGATATTGTTTAAACTTTTCCCAATAGTGTCCATCTTCAACTTCTTTTAAACTCCAATGTGAATTTACATAGTAAGTCATAAACATTTCTCTATTAGGTATCTTTGGATTTTCTATTTGTCCTAAATCACCAGAACCATACATTCTAAAAAAACAAGCTGGGTGAGTAACAAATACAGGAACACCTTCCATTAAAGCAACAGCGCCAGATGTACTTGTAAATACAACACACGCCCAAGCGTTTTTTAAATCATCTAACAAATTTGTTTTTTCAATAGATGTGTGTTCTACATTATTAATATTGGTTAGTATCCATTCTAAATTCTTTTGATCTTCTTTTAACTTTTCTGTCATAACAAAATGTTTATGTGATCTAATTACAATTTTTCTATCTGTGTGTAATCTTAATCTTTGTATAACTTCTCTTGCCCATTCATAACAACCTGTACCAAAAGATGAGAAACCACCACTACCTCTATTTAAACATAATAATATATGATCGCCTGTTCTTCGCCAGTCTTTAATTTGTAAACCTAAATCTTTTTTAACTTGATCTGTTCTTTTAAAAGAAGTTTCATTTACTGGTAAGAAATCTGCTTCGTGTGAGTGTATTGATCTATATGGGTATCTACGATATACATTTTGTATATCTTTTTCTTTTTCATAGTAACCTAAAACATTACTATCTAAAAAGAATATTTGTTTATCTGTTTTTTTATCTACAACTTCTTGTCTTAAAATATGAGTTTTAGAATTTATATCATCTGATTTGTATGCAAAGATATAACTATAATCTGATGGTTTAAAAATATTATCTTCTATGTAATTAACTTTTACACCGTGTTTCTCAGCGCCTTTACCAAATGATAATAACTTATCAACCTTTGTTCCACTAGTTGTTTTTAAATAAATGTTTAATGTTTTCATTCCAAATCAATTTTATTAGAGTCTTCATACATATCAAACCATTCTTTTGAATAGTCACTATCTTTATATTTTTTAAAATATGGTCCACCATTTGTAAAGTGTACTAACTTTGCACTATGATTATATTGATACTCACTTACTAAATGATTCCACTCCACATCAATATTACCAATTAGTTCTTCACTTTCTAACCATTTAAATTGATGTAGTTGTAATCCAGTGGCACTATTTACATAATCAGGTGTAAGTGATCTACACATAGCATTATTAAAAATCATCATACTAGACCAGTTCTTTTTAGGATATGGTGTTTGTGGTTGATTCATAAACTTGATTGTACTATTAGGTGTATAGTCGTGTTGTACACATTGAACAGCATACTTTGTAGTTCTTTGTCGCCATAATAATGATATATCAGCACGAGCCAACATATCACAGTCCATAAAGATAGCATGACCTGAATAGTTACAAAGATATGGTACAAGAAATCTACTAAACGCAAATTCTGTTGATTGTATTTTTACTCTTTCTCTAACAAATATATCTTTAATATTTTGTAATCGTATTGGTGTAATTGAGATAGGTTGTGTTGAGTGTTTTAATAAACTATGACTTAATGTACTAAACCCTACCTTTTCGTTGTCATCATATCCTATAAAAATTCTAATCATCTATGTGGTCCTAAGTTTCCATATTTGTCTTGTATATCTTGTTTAATTAAATAAGCCCACATATCAGCATCAAAATGTGTGACTATAAAATCTGGATTATTAGGAGCTTCAAATATTTTGTCTGTGTCTTCAAATCTACTAACTTTTTTTGTATCCATCCAAATTGTATAATCAGCATTAAATTCTTTTCTTGTATATTCTGTTGGACAAATGAAATCAGCAATTACATTTCTATTTTCACTCTTTGCTTTTTGAGCAAGTATTTTCATTCTTATTGCTTGTTTTAATCTACCTTGTTCTGAAAAATCCCAATCGTTTACTTCTTCTCTAATCTTGTCAGCATTTAACCACACCGCATTAAACATTGGTGTTAATACTTTTGCCAAAGATGTTTTACCTGAACCTGATAGACCCATTATCAATATAATCATACTTCTTTTCCTGCTAACATCACTCTTGCGTTGGGGAATCTACTTTCAACAATTTGTTTTGCCTCTGATAACGTTCTTCCTTCTTCAGCAACTTTCATTGGACCTTTATTAGGTAGTGTTACCCAAAAATAATACTTTATCATATTTTTGCCTCTGGACTTTTACCTGTTAGTTTTCTTTTACCTTTTGTATGGTCATAAACTGTTCCTAATATTGATCTTGCCTGTACGTGTCCAGGTCTATTGTCACCTATATTATTATTTTTTACTTTCATATCACTTTCAAAAATTTTTCTTACATAGTCCCAAACAAAGCTATCGTGGTATTCACTTAAACTATATATCTCATCAAAATCATACATCTTTTTCATATGACGAGCATAGTTTCTTGTTTGGTCGTGTTTCATATTAAAATATAAAAAACCACATTCACTATAATTACTACCACGACCAAGGTAACTCATCATACAATCGTCTTTGTGAATATGTTTTTTAATCCAATCTATGTCTATTGATTTATAGAATACACTATCAGCATCAATACAAATTAAACCATCTACATCTTTTGAACAATTATCTATGGCGTGTGTATAAGCATAAACTTTATATGAAAATCTTACACCATCTTTCTTAAATGATTCTACTTCTCTATGATTATTTCTTTCTATGAATTTTTTGAGATCAGGTATCTTATCAAACATATCATCATCTTCATTATAAACAATTAAATCAAACGGCCAATTATAAGTGGATTGAAATCTGTGAGCGTATTTTTTAAATAACTTATTATTCCAACTAGTGACTACTTGAATTTTCATAACCAACTTTCGCAATGTAAAAACTATCAACAATATCTGATACAGGATTACCTATCTTCTGTACATCAAACATCTTTTTTAAATCTGTATTTGTTTCTTTTGAAAATGATTCATACATCAAATCCTTATCGGCGTTACCCTTACCAGTTGCGCCTTTTTTAACTACACTTGGAACAATTGTATCATAATCAATATTCATTTCTTGTAATCTATATTTAAGTATACCACAATTCTCAGCTATTTGAAATACTGCTTGTCCTTTTGATCCAAAAGAATAACCTTCTATGAATACTTTTTGTGATGTGTGTATTGTTTCTTTGATTGTATCGAATGCCCAATCAGATATTTGACTAAACCTATGTATAGGTGTATTGTATTCTTGGTGTTCAAAACCAAAGATATTTTTTGACATTGGTCCTATATATTTTTTCTTATTTGTTAAATAATAGAACTGACTATTTTCAAATTTAAAATCTTTAGTTACACAAATGGCGGGAGATGTTAAACTATAATCAATTCCAATTATCGTCTTCGGATTCGTTTGTCCAGATTGTATCTTCTTCATCTTCTAGTTCCTCTACTTCGTGTCCACAGAAAGGGCAAGTCAATGGTTCTAAATCCTGAACCTCAATGTCCCATTCTACACTATATTTAGTTTCGCAACTAGAACAAGTTTTTTGTCTTTTCTCAATCATTATAATTTAAATTTTTTAAATTGATCTTTTTTAACATCTTGTTTAATACCACCAATCACATAACTTTCGATTTCTGTTTCTTGTGGTGCGTTTTGTGTTGATCTGCTATTTAACCAATGGTCAACCCAAGGTAAAGGGTTTGTCTTTTGGTCGTAAACAGGTTTTAATCCAATTGCTTTCATTCTTCTATTCGCCATATATTCTACAAATTGATGTAATAGTTTTTCTGATAAACCAATCATTGAACCTTGAGAAAACAAATAAGTCGCCCATCTCTTTTCTTCTTGTACAGCTTCATCATACATTTTATATACATCATCTTCAGTATCTTTAATTACTTTGTTCATTACTTTATCATTTTCTACATCTCTAAAGTTGTTTATAATTCTTTGAGATACTGCCAAGTGTTGACTTTCATCTCTTGCGATAAATGATATAATCTTTGCTGAACCTTCTAATAGTTTTAGTTCACCAAACGCAAAACTACAAGCG